GTGGCCGCCCCTTAGGGCGACCACCGGCACTTTATGTGTCGAGAATGATGAGACTCTTTTGTCTCACTACCTACTCTGCTGCATCCCTCACTTTGTGAGGCCAACCCCGATTGCAGTGCATTCAAGGTTGGTTGTGGATATACTCTATCCTGGGCTGCAGCCCAACTTAATAATGATGTTCCTTAGGAGGACCATTTTGGATACCAATCTTACTACTCAAGAGCGGAATTGGAAACAGTTCGACACCTCTCGACGCGCTGTTGCGCGTCGAGGTCCAGGTGTCGAATATGACTATTCTGCTCGTAGTAAGATTGCTCTGGGTCAGACTACCATCTCTTACAGAGGTGGTAAAGGACGTGAGGATCAAACTGATCCTTACGTTGTCGCAAGACAGATCATGGTGGATCCTAACAAGAATCCACTGGATACGGGTCACGAGTTCTACACACGAAAGTGTGATTTGAGCTTCGCGACCCCGTTCCTGAACTACCGGTCGGCATCGCCTTCCGGTCTGTCCACGAACGAGCTGCATGGTCCGGTCTTTCTCAGACCGTCCCAGACAGATTTCCAAGGGAGTTTTGATATTTACGATCCCTCGTTTCGTGCATCGCACGATTATGAGGCCCGTGAATACATCTCCCGAACGATCCCTACTCAGTCACATGCTAGTGTCGTACAGTTCTTAGGAGAACTCAGAGAAGGTCTACCAGACATTCTCGGGTTCGACTGGAAGAAAGAGCGACGCTTTAAACCATCTCGCGATGGTGGAGAGCTAGCTCTTGCTTTCGGATGGCTTCCTTTTATCAGGGATCTATCCAAGATGTTTGAGGCTGTTGTTAACTCACAACAGCTTATCAAGCAGTACGTTGAGAACTCGGCTGGATACGGTAAGACCGTACGCCGCGTTCGCACTAGCGACCCGCACGTAACCGTGACATCGGATACCTCGGCCTATAGGTCGGGGCCTCCTGATGGGGTTCCTGACGACAGCCAATGGCTGGCGTTGGAACTCCAGGATGCACGCGCACGTGTAGATGTGGGCCTAGTTCGACGGTTCGAAACCACAACGGTTTCGGACAAGTTCACAGCACGGTATCAGTATTTCCTTCCCGAGGATGATTCTATCATCTCTCGAATGGAAAACTATGCCACCAAAGCAAATTACTTGCTTGGTATCAGGTTGACACCTGATGTGTTGTGGGAACTAGCACCCTGGTCCTGGCTCCTCGATTGGCAAGCGGACATTGGCACTCTTCTAAAGAGTGCCTCTGCCTTTGCCAAGGGAGACCTTGTGATGCAGTACGCTTACTACCAACGGGAAACCGTTAGGGAAGTTTCGTACTTGGCAGATCCTTGGTTTTTCAAGGATGCGCCACCTGTAAAGCTTGACTCGTTGTACCGTACGGTACACAAGACTCGCCTTAGGGCATCGCCCTATGGATTTGGGTTGAAACCCGGAGATCTCTCCGATTCCCAAATCAATACCATTATTGCCATCGTATCTCGCGGTGGTAGTAAAGTTCCAAAAACCGATTAAGCCAATGGACATCTGGCTGGTTTAGGAACGACGGATGAGGTAAAACGCCTCGTCTGATAACTGAATTAACAAGTTAATAGAGGAAACGTCATGGCTTTTGCCGACCCCCAGTCCATCAAGATTGGCGCCGCAACGATTCCGCTTCCGCGGATTTCGTCGGGTTCCAACACTTCGACTTACCAGTCGAGTGACGGAGCTGTGCAGCTCGTCCCTTCTCACGCCGTTGGCGCGAAGAGGATCCGACGAACTGCACGCGTCAACCACTCCAAGATCGCCCCTGACCCCTTCACCGGTGTTAACACCTCCTTCTCCATGTCCTCCTACATCGTAGTGGACGTGCCGAAGAACGGTTACACCGTTGCAGAGCAGCAGGCGGTCGTTCAGGGACTCATCGAGTACCTGACGAGTGGCCAGATCACCAAGCTTCTTGGTGGTGAGAACTAAACAATGCTATCAGTGGAAGCGGTAACGCTTGCGCTGATGGTCATTGTTCTGGTTATAGTTACGCCTATGGCGTTCCTGTACCTAGTTCTCGTGGCCTCACCCTCATGGGTGAGACGACGTGCTTCGCGTCACTCTATCGAGTGATTCGTTGACGTTGTTGGTGGGAAGGTAGTCATGGCTATGGACATCGAACTCCGTTAGGAGCCAATGTGAAAAGCCTGAATATTCTTCTCGAACAGGTTCTCGTTGAATCGGGAACCTGGTGTCACACTAGTACCGCCAAGGATCTAACAACGATCCTTGGCCGTGTTGAAGATGAAGGGGTTTCGTTTTTAACGATCACCCTGCCGAACTTTGGAAAAGACCTCGAAAAAGGTCTTGACCAAGGTTTCGTCGATCGCAGTCTCTTCCTTGGCTTTGCCAGGAAGGGAGGGCTCCCCCGATTTCTCGGAGGTTTCCTCGATCTAATCTTCGACCGCAGTACTGGTCGGTTGTTGGAACATCCCTCTGTCGAGGCGATCCATGCTGTACGTCAGATTACTCTGATGTTCGGCAAAGTAGAGTTGGAATGCGCTGATTGGCGCACCAAAGCTGCTTTCGACAAGTATGTTTCAACAGAGCAGGAAGTGAAGGACGCAGATCTTAACTTTCATGGCGACCGAAAGGACGCTTTTGAAAGGATCTCGTCTATGCTTTTTGCGGACGTGTTGTCGGCGGTGGATAGTGATATCCACTACGGCAATATCGTTCCAAAGCATGGTTCCGGTGCAACCGCTGACCGTATTAAGGGAAACCGAAAATACGAGCAGAAAGTTTGGACCGACCGGCTTGAGGAGTGGTTCCCTTCTGGGGAATTTCTCACTTCTAGCTGGTCTCTGTTCCTTGAACAGAGTGAATCTTTCACTTACCTGGATCCTGGATCCGAAATACCTGCAAAGGTTATTTCGGTTCCTAAGACCCTCAAAACGCCGCGATTGATTGCCGAAGAACCCGCCGCTATGCAATATGCACAGCAGGGAATTCTCGAATCCATCGTGAAGGCTATCGACGCTAACCACGTCGCTCGTAACCTTATCAGCTGGAAGGATCAGACACCTAATCAGGTGCTTGCCCAACAGGGTTCCCGAGAAGGGGACCTGGCTACACTCGATTTGAGTGAAGCTTCTGACCGCGTTTCGAATCAGCATGTACGTAGCCTACTTCGCAACCACTCCAGTTTCGCCGGAGCGGTAGATGCTTGTAGGTCACGGAAGGCTGACGTTCTTGGCCATGGCGTATTACGCCTAGCCAAGTTCGCGTCTATGGGATCAGCGCTTTGCTTCCCTATGGAGGCCATTGTGTTTTGCACAGTGGTCTTTCTTGGGATCGAAAAGTCGCTTAACCGAACCATTACGATGAGGGACGTCAAGTCTCTCATTGGTAAGGTACGCGTCTATGGGGACGATATTATCGTCCCTGTGGATTATGTGGGTCCCGTTGTTAGTGAACTCGAGGCTTTCGGCTTTCGAGTGAACACAAACAAGTCTTTCTGGACTGGCAAGTTCAGAGAGTCATGCGGAAAGGACTACTATGACGGTTCTGACGTTTCAATTGTCAGAGTCCGTTCATTGTTGCCCGAGCAACGGGAGCATGTACCCGAGATAATCTCAACGGTGAGTCTCAGAAACCAGCTGTATTACGCTGGTTACTGGAACACCGTCGAGTGGCTGGACAAAAGGATTGAACGGTTAATTCCGTTCCCTTACGTCTTGCCAACATCCTCGGCATTGGGCAGGTGGAGCTTCCTCGGTCACGAGACTGAGAGGTTCCATCCGACGCTACATAAGCCTTTGGTTAAGGCTGCCGTAGTTTCTTCGAAACTTCCCGTCTCTCGACTGGAAGGTTACGCTGCACTAATGAAGTTCTTCCTTAAACGCGGCGATTTGCCAATCGCCGACAGGGAGCACTTAGTACGTGCTGGACGGCCGGTGTCCGTCGACATCAAGCACCGGTGGGTCTCGGTTCACTAAGAACCGGGATAGTGGTTAATTCCACAGGCAGGAGACAATAATTGTCTCTCTGGCGGGCTCACGCCCGCAGGAGATGCACAAACCTTCGTAAGAAGGTTTGGCAGTGC